GTGATCAGGATTTCGCCGGAGCGGCAGCAGAAGTGAATTTTGCCGGGGCCGCGCAGATACGGCACCACATGCCCCAGTGGCTTGCCGTCGAGGGTGTAGAGCTTGCGAGCGCGGATGATGCACCACTGGCTGGTATGCGTATCCAGCGTGGACGACCACTGCTTGGCCTTGACTATATCGCTGTTGACCTGAGCGAATTCCTGCCGCGCCGTGGCGGCCATGTGATTCACCGCGGTGCGGGTCACCACCGCCAGGTCACGCCGGGATCCATTGATCACCCCATCTTCCCGGTTAAGTTTTGGCGTGCCGGCAACGCGCCGGACAATCTGTTCTACCGTCTCGCCCTGGAGGAAGCCGGAGCGCACAGCATTGGTGATTTTGTCCAGCCGGTCGGCTTCAAGCTTCTGGCCCCACTCCTTCAGCAATCTCCCCTGGAACGGCTGCGCTGCTGCTGCGGCGTAGACCTGCTCGGGTGCAATGCTCTGCAGCGGAACGTGTTTCAGGATCTGCTGCGGGATGATGCTGCTGAACAGGTCCAGTTGATACCCGGCCTCATATTCAACGTAGCGCGTCAGTTCGCGTGCCAGCGCCGCGTTAACCGGTTCGTAGGCCTGCTGATTCAGTTCACGCACACCAGCCAGCAGCGATGCCAGGCGACGGGCGCTATAGGTATCCGCCCGTTTGCCGTCCAGAAGCACCAGCAGTTTCGCGGCCAGTTCGGCATCCAGTTTATTCAGCAGCGCCACCATGCGCCGGGCGACGCCAGTGCCGTAGCGCGACACATACAGGCCATGCGCTATCGTCTCATCCTGCAGGCGGTCGTTGACGGAACGAGCCATTTCACACCTCTTCTGCTGGAGGTACGGTCAGCGAGGCCGATTCAGCCAGCAACTCATCAAGCACTTTCTCAGGGTCGGCATCAGCATCAATCAGGTTGAGCTTCTGCAGGGCTTTAATGGCATCAATACGACGGAGGTCACCACCCTGGCGCAGGGACTGAATAGCCAGCGCTGCCGGAGGGTTGAACTCATTCGACTCAACATCCAGCTCAGTACGGACATCAACGCTGCCGCCGTCTTTCTCACCAATGTACTCGGCCATGATTTGCAGGATATTGTCGATCGCGTCTTCCAGGCTGGTCGCCATCGTGTAGAGCGGCGACTGCTCCTGCATCTTCTCTTCTGAGGTCTGGTCAACAGACTTGGTCGAGGTGTTGTCGGTGCGCAGCAGCTTTGCGCCCGCCTGGCGCATCTGTTCCACCAGCTCAGCCAGCGACTCTTTACCAGCGCCGATAGAAGAGCCGGTGTGCTCAACGTATTCGAGACCCTGTTTCTGTCGGTCGTTGAAACTTGCCGCAGAGGAGGAACCAATCACCAGCTCCTGCCCCTCCTCCAGCCCAAACACGGTGAGGATTGGCACCCGTGCGACGTGCAGGATGTTGTCCTGCTCACTCTGGCTCTGCCAGTGCTTGACGTTCAGCAGCGCCATATTGAGCAGAGGCGGTGAGCCGCACATAAAGCCGGTGCGCTTCGTGTAGAGCGTGACCAGGGTGATGTCCTGCCGGGATGTTGTCCATTCATCGTGCAGCGTCCAGTTCACTTGGGCGTTATCGCCAGTGGCCTTGCGGTAAATCTGCACCTTCCCGGGCGTCAGGTAACGAATCTGTTCGACTTTCGTCTGGCCGAAGTCGTCACCATCTTCGACCACCACCTCTTTGATGCGCAGTTCGGTGAGCGCAACATTGCCGCCGATCATCTTCGACTTCCAGCCGATCACTTGGCGAGGATTCAGCATAGTGACATAGGGCCGCGCGCCGGTGGCCTTTTCGTCGGCTTTCGTCCTGACCTGCTCTGCGTCCACCCGCGGATAGTCCACCAGCGCATGGGACAGACCGTACTGCATCGCCAGGCTGAAGAACGCCTGTGCCCATACATCGAGACGGGTTCCTTCAAGATCCACATTCTTGGCGAACTCGCGAAGCTGGTCCGGGACATTCTCGCCCAACTGGATAGGCTCAGCGAATACGCGCCCGACGTTCTGGTTGATCGTCTCTTCGTAGGCAGGAAGTAGCGTGGCCACCGCCAGGCGCTTTTTGTAATCTTCTTTGTCCTCTTTCGGCCAGCGCGGCAGATAAGCCTCACCAAGCTGGCGCATGTACAGCGTGCCGCCCATCAGGGCGTCGTTAATGTCCCACGCCTGCACCATGTTCCCATAGTCCAGATTGGGTGTTGAAATATCAGGCATGGAGTTAGAGCCTCAGGCTGGTGACTTTGCCGACTTTCTTCGGCGGTGAATGCAGGACGGCGTAGCGCGTGCCATCCCAGTCGTGATCTTCCTGCTGGGTGTCTACGTCGTCAGGGTTCTTACTGTCGCGAACGAGCACCGGCACACGGCTAATCCAGCCCCGGCAATAGTCGAATGCGTAGAAGGCTGGCTTCTCAGGCATGCCTGATTCCAGCTTTTTACCTTCAATCACGGCCTCGAGCATGTCAGCAAATAGCGCCGCGCCGTTCACGCGCGATCCCGATTTTTTATTGGATGGCACCCATTTGACGCCCTGCGATTCCATTTTCTGTGCAATGGAGAGTTCGTCATCGCCAGTGTTGTAGATCGCACCGTCAGCAGGGCCGGGAACTACCTTCTTGCAGATGCCGGGCATAATGTTTAGTTGCCCCTGAGTTACCCCGTTGAGTTTTATCTCCTCGGGCTCAGCAAGCTCTTCGCCCACCAGCCGCTTATCCACCCAAGCCACACCTTTTGCGACGTTTGTGGATGACATATTCAGGCCTTTATTCAGTTCATCAGGCGGGCAGCCATACCATTCGCCAATCAGGATCAGCGACCCAGCCGGCGGGCAGAACTGGCGACCATCAGGCAGCTCGGCGGCGGTGCCGTCGGCACGCGCCCACCAAAGGTTTGAGAACGGTTTCGACTCACCCCAGTCGTGGGAGCGGTCAACTGTCCAACTATCCGGAATGCGGAACGGCTTAATGACGTGATGCGAGGCATTCCATAGATGGTCAAAGCGCCCGCCGCTGGTGACATCCCATGAGCCCTCGACCCATGCTTTGCGCCGGTTCGGGTCCTTGATGGCCATAAGTGTGGCTATGTACTGGGGATCCAGATACGGGTTCTCTTTGAACGAGCCGTGAATCGCAACACGGGTAAGCGTCACGTCCTCTTCGCGTTCGGTCTGCGGGTTAAACACCTTTTGCGTCTCGCGAATGATGGTGCCGCGCGGCGCTGGCTCGATGAAGCGTTTCTTCACCCAGGTATGGCCGATGCCAAACGGGTTCGTGGTGCTGAACGTCTCCAGCGGGATCGGCCTCAGCAGCGAGCCATCTTCCCGTGGGTAATTCTCCGGCCTGAACGATGAGCGCCGGCAGGAGAACATCATCTCGTAGAACTCACCAGACTGCTGCTTGGTCAGCTCGTTGAAGCCAATGAACGGGAACTCCTGACCGTGATAGTCCCAGTAGTCGCCCTCTTCCTTCCCGAAGCGGAACAACAGCTCTTCACCGGTAGGCCACACCCAGCGCAGCTCAGATGCTGACGCCAGATAACGCGCACCGTCGTTAAACAGGCGGTACATACGCTTCGACTGGGTGATGATGTCGGTAAGGTTCTTATACTCGGTATCGAATATCACGCCACGCCAGAACGAGCCATAGCCCAGGCCAACGAGGCGACGGAAACGCGCCAGCTGCGCGGCAGTTTTACCCGGACCGCGCGTTCCCTCGTAGAGAATTTCGTTACAGGGGCAGCTCAGAGAGAGCGATTGCGATCCCGGCAAGGGTTTCCAGACGGCTTTGTAATTCATCCACCAAGAACCTCGCTCTGCTGCTTCTGCGCTGCCGCTTCCCAGTCGTCGACGTTATCGCAGGACGGAACGGGCATGATGCTGTGGATGGTAGTGACCTTCTGCTCCACCTGCTCTTTGAACGCCTGCACACGCACATGCTTGCCGAGCAGTTCGAGGTTCTTAACCTTGTCAGGCCATTTAACCTTTTTGAGGATGGTTTCTGCAGTCTCTTCGTCGAAGTTCTGAATGGTAGTGCTGATGTCCAAGCCAGTGAGCGAAATTCGCCAGGCCTTTGGCCATGAAGTGATCGGCTTAAGGCTGCCGTCGTCATTCAGGATGTCCAGAACGTCCATCTGGTCGATTTCAACCAAGCGCCGCAGCACATAATCTGCATCAATACCAACAACTTCGTTGCGCTTCGTTTTGAGTTCGGCGATTCTGTTTTGGATGTCAACTTTTGACAACAACTTAGCGGCGATACGGTTTGCGGTTTTGACGCTGTACCCCGCCCGAATAGCCGCCTGCGTGGCGTTTAAATCGATGAGGTACTCGCGACAGAACATATCTTGTTTGTCGGTGAGTGCCATTGGGAAACCTTAAGGAAAATAAAATGAATAATTTAGATTCACCATTTATCGAAGAATATGGCTCTGCTGGTATGGGGCCTGACAAGCACGACATTAAAATACGACGTGATGCAGATTGCGATCCAAATCTCAAGAATGACGAAAAACCCGTGTTTGATCGGGATATTATTTATAGCGTTACGGTCACCTATCCAAACGGTATAACTGTTCCACACAAATCTCCAAGTCTCGCCGCAGTTCAAGGCTTCATTCGGGATCATCTTAATGGTCTTTCAAAAAATGATGTTGAGAAGTTCTTTAAATCAATAGATTGGAATTCCTTAAGCTAGTTTTCAACTCATGCAATTATGATGTTGAGAAAGAGCTACGAGATTCAACTTCAACTTACAGGCGTGAACGAGTATAAAGTCATTGCCATTACGATAGGTCTGCCCATTGTGATGGCTTTTGAGGAAATTCTTAATATCCCACGCTTACGCTTGTTGTTAGCTCATAGGCTGCCAGGCTATTTGTGACTCTGATGCGGAGAATGCCAACTCCAGGGAATCATCAATAAAAAGAGCATTGAAACTGAGACCCCAGTAGCCCTCTAAGTGAGGGCTCTTTTTTTGAAACACTTCAGCATTACCCCCCCTTCGCTTATGGCGGCAGTCTCATTTTCATATCCACATACGAAGATGCTCACACGCACAATTTCGGATTGATAATCACGACTAATTAAATATGAAATGTTTTACTTAAGTTAATTTAATGTTTCATTTCCTTGCCCGTATGTACTTAATAAGCCATGATTTCTTTGGGAAATAAATACAACAATGGTGTGTCAGGTTGCCGGGGATGATGATGTCGCATCTTCCGGTCTTTTTCCTTGTTAAACCCTCATAACCATTATCAAGCCCACCAGCAGATGGGCTTTGTAATGGTTGCTTAGTCGTCGAGTTGCAGGACACCATGCTCAAGTGAATCGGAGTATGCAATCAGTCCGGTATATTCCGGGACAATCTCGCCATCATCCGCTTCGAACTGCGGGATTGTCACAGTGGTGATGGTGTATTGTGCCTGGCCGTCTTCTTTGGCGAAGGCTGCCAGGTCTTCAATCTGTTTTGCTGTAAGAACTACTGTCATGCTTATTCCTCGGTGATTAAAAGCCTCTCGATTTCGAGGCTAAGAATTTTCTATGCTTAAAGTTCAGAGGAGACGGTGTCCGGGCCTCAGGGTTAAGACTTTAACGAAGCATATGACCCTATATCAGGACGTTTACTTTTATGTATTAAGAATCATCCTGGTGTTACCGCTTCCGCTTGTTGAATCAGAACCGCGGACCATATTTATAACTCCCTGCAAGGCTCCTACCTGCACCAGGGAATCCCATGGAACTGTCTCATGACCCGCATGAGTACACTCAGAAACATCCGTCCATAGCATGTCTTGCCCTCTCTCCAGGGGGCTTTTTTTGTCAAAAAAAGACCAGCTCGGACAGAACTGGTCAGGGTCATACAGCAATGTAGATAGCTTTTGCACAAAGTTCGACGTTATGCCTGTTCCTTCAGTCTTTCCCTCAAACCCCGGGTGCCTCCCGGTGAACTTACTCCAGTAAGCAAATTCGCATACGTCCAGCTTTTACTGGTTGCCCCACCGCTTAGGGGGATTGGCTTAAATGGCAAAGATGTCGAATCACTCGTGCAATTTGAATGTAGTTGATGCCAAAATTTTTAATGTGAGTTGTATAAAACTTTTTGCTTAGTCGGGCTAATAAATATTCAGCAGGTATTAGCCTAATCAGAAAAAAAGTGTCATTTTCGTTATTATTTTAATACTTGGGATTTTTATTGAGTCATGCACTACATTGATATTCTCCTTGTAATGTTGACCCTCTTGGTCTCCCTTCCGAACTGCAGGATTTCATTTCGGAAGGGACATTTTTCGGAGCCATCAAGCCCACAAGCAGTTAGCTTTGCATTCACTTCACGGCTTTATACCAGGCCTGCCAGCGGTACTTATCGAGGCGCAGCTGGCGCAGGCATTCCGCAGTTTCGATATCAGCCTGCAGATCTTCATCGCTATTGGTGCCAGCGTTACTTCCCTTGCAGGGTTCCTGCATCAAATCCGCTGATGGAGTTGGCAGCGTCGATTGCCTCTCTGCGCAGCCGGACAGACTCATCGTCAAAATCACAAACGGTACGATTTGGATCCTGGACATATTTCACCAC